GGCCATGGGTGGGACTTACAGGAATCTGAAGGCTGAACTTTGGTACAAGGCCAAGGCGTGGTTGGAGCAAAGGGATTGTCGGTTGCCCAAAGACGAGTTGCTGATTGCGGAGTTGGCGACTGTGAGGTATATGTTTACGAGCAACGGCAAGATTCAGATCGAGAGCAAAGAGGACATCAAAAAGCGGGGTTTGGCCAGTCCTGACAAGGCTGATGCGTTTTGCTTGACCTTTGCATCAGATGCGGTGATCGGCATGATGGGGTCTAAGGCTGGCAACAACTGGGCGCAACCCTTGAAAAGAAACCTGTCAAGAGTTGCATAATTCAATAATTCTTTAAGGAGTAACCGCGATGAAGATGACAAAGGCACAAAAGAAAGTTGGCAAGGTGATGGGCGAGTACAAAGAGGGAACTCTGCATTCTGGCAAAGGCGGCAAAGTCGTCAAGAATCCCAAGCAGGCCATCGCCATCGCACTGTCAGAAGCCAAGATGCCCATGCGCGGTGCGCGTACTGCGAAGAACATGAAGACCAAGGGGATGCGCTGATGGCTACCCTAAAGCGCACCATGGATCAGGCCATGGATAAGGACGAGGGCTATGAGGAGGATGGCGAGAGTTGTCCCATGGCCACGCAAGACATCACGCTGAACTTGAAGAATCGCGGCAAAGCAATAGCGTCTGCGAACTACGGCCCCGAGAATCCCAAACTGCCCAACAAGCAGTATTGGATGGAGATGGCTGATGAGTGGGGCGTGTCTGAGGACGAGGCCAAGATGAGCCGTTGCGGTAACTGCGCGGCGTTCAATCAGGATGATTCCATGCTGGAGTGCATCGCCAAGGGCATTGGTGACGAGGGCGATCCTTGGGCGATGATCGAGGCCGGTGACTTAGGTTACTGCGAGATATTTGACTTCAAGTGCGCGTCCAGCCGTACTTGTTCGGCATGGGTGGTGAAGGAAGAGGGCGAAGATGAGGATCAAAGCGAAGAGCCTGAGTCACTATTGACAATCAAGATTGGGGTGAAGGATGAAGACTAAGCCTGGCTTGTACTCCAACATCAACGCCAAGAGAGCCAGAATCGCCGCTGGCTCAGGCGAGAAGATGAACAAGGTTGGCTCTAAGGCAGCGCCGTCTGCTGCTGACTTCAAGCTGGCGGCCAAGACCGCCAAAAAGAAGCCAAAGAAGTGATCTCCCCCATATGCATTTCAACGGTACACGGCAAAGGTTTGCGGGTGATGCTCACAAGCATCGCCGAGTATTGTCCCGAAGTGCCTGTCTATTTGCGCGGTCCCGAGTCCATTATTGGCGGCTTTGACGCTGACTTCAAACTATTTGGTGCGCCGCACAATTTCGGTTTGGACTACAACGAGATCATCAACAAAGCCTTTGCTGATGGCTTTGAGTCAGTGATCTGCGCCAACGATGACATCGTATTGACCCCCACCAGTTATCGGTACTTGATGGAGGATGTGGCGCAGTTGAAAGAGGAAACTGACCAGCCTGTGGGTTGGGTTTCTGCGCGTTGTGATGCCGCGCGGCCTGTGCAAAATGTGCGCTCAAATCCCTTTGATCAGCAGTTGCACTACTTCAAGTACCCATATGAAGACGCAATTGTGCCGCTGGAATGCCCATCCCCTATCTTTGCATGGATTGGTGCCGATGCGTGGGAGGCTGCCGTATTCCCTCCGCTGAATTGGTATTCCGATGATGTGCATTGCGAAGATTTGCGTGCCGCTGGCTTTCACCACTACCTGAGCCGCTCTTATGTGCATCATGTGGGCAGCCAAACGATTGGCATGGACGGCGAGAGATTGATTCAGCAGGCCATGCCATGGCTTAGAAAATACAGGCCAGAGTATGCAAAACAGTGGTTTGACACTTAATCTCGGCTCTGGCCGAGACTACAAGCCCGATTGCGTGAATGCTGACATTCGCGCAGATGTTGGCGCTGATTGGGTTGTAAATATTGGTGCGCCGATGCAGATCGACCGTCAGTTTTCCAAGATCATTGCCTTTGATGTGCTTGAGCACATACCCAATCTGGTGCAGGCAATGACCAACTGCCGCGATTTGCTGGAGATGGGTGGCGAGATGCACATTCATGTCCCCTATGACCTAAGCCTTGGCGCGTGGCAAGACCCGACTCATGTGCGTGCGTTCAACGAAAAATCGTGGGTCTATTACTGCGAGTGGGCGTGGTACTTGGGTTGGAAGGGCAGTCGGTTTGAGATGACGCATTTGGAGATGCGTCTCAGCAATTACGGTGCAAGCCTAGAATTACCGCAAGATGAAATACTGCGACTGCCGCGTGCAGTTGACTCCATGTATGTGATTTTGAAGAAAGTGCCTTATGAAGACACCAGCGTGGCAGAGAAGTGAAGGGAAAAATCCCAAAGGTGGCCTGAATGCCAAGGGACGCGCCAGCGCGAAAGCCGAGGGCATGAACTTGAAAGCGCCGGTGAAGTCTGGTGACAATCCGCGCAGAGCGTCATTCCTTGCGAGAATGGGCAATATGCCTGGCCCGATGGAAAAGAACGGTGAGCCAACCCGATTAGCGTTGTCACTCAAGGCTTGGGGGGCTAACTCAAAAGAACAGGCTAGGGCGACCGCAAAGGCCATATCCAAAAGGAACAAGAAATGATCAACGATTTGCAAATGACCACCGACATGGCGGCCACCAATCCGATGGATGACACCGAGTTACAGGGTATTGTTGCCGGTGAACTGGAGGACGCGGTTTCATACATTGATGCTGACATCTCACCCATCCGCGCCAAGGGTACAGAGTATTACCGTGGCGACCCCTTTGGCAATGAGGAAGATGGTCGATCACAAGTGGTGGCCATGGAGGTGCGTGACACGGTGTCAGCCATGTTGCCAAGCCTGATGCGTGTGTTTTTCAGCACTGAGAATGTCGTTGAGTATGTACCGCGCGGTCCTGAAGATGTGGCCAGCACACAGCAAGCGACTGATTACGCCAATTACATCTTCACCAACGACAACAACGGTTTTATGATCACCTATGCGTTGTTCAAAGACTCGCTTGTGCGTAAGTGTGGCATTGCCAAATACTGGTGGGATGAGGTTGAAGAGGTACAGATTCAGGATTATTCTGGACTTGATGACCAGACCGTGCAATTGCTGATGCAAGAGGGTGGAGAGGTCAAGATTGTGGTCAGCTATCCAGACCCATCTATGCCCATGGACATGATGCAGATGGACCCGATGACCGGTAATTTGCCACCGCAACCCATGTTGCACGATGTGCAGATCAAGCGCACGACCAAGGATGGCCGTATCCGAATCATGGCCGTGCCACCTGAAGAGTTGGTACTTGATCGCAGATCGCGGTCATTTGAGGATGCAGGCATTATTGCCCACCGCCAAATGGCAACCGTGGATGATTTGCTGGCCATGGGCTATGAGTTGGACGAGATTGAGGAAAACATCTCCAGCACCGACTTGGACAGCAATGACGAGTATTTGGCGCGTCAGCCTTTGAGCACCACCATGGGGTCAGGCGACAGCTTGAATCCTGGCCAACGGCGCGTGCTCTACATTGAGGCGTATATGCGCGTGGACTATGACGGTGATGGCATCGCCGAATTACGCAAGATTTGTTGCATGGGTTCAGGCTACACCATGGTGCGAAATCTGCCTGCCAGCTACATTCCTTTCGTTGACTTCCCCTGCGATCCAGAGCCACACACCTCGCCGCTGGAGGCGATGTCGGTGTTTGACCTGACGCATGACATCCAAGAAATCAAGTCCGAAGTGTTGCGAAATACCTTGGATTCGCTGGCGCAGTCGATCCATCCGCGCACCGCAGTGGTTGAAGGACAGGTCAACATTGACGATGTGCTCAACAATGAGACAGGCGCAATCATCCGCATGAGAGCGCCAGGCATGGTGCAGCCGTTCTCCAGCCCATTTGTTGGCCAACCTGCGTTTGCCATGATGGATTACATGGATCAGATGCGCGAAGACCGCACCGGCATGAGCAAAGCCGCGATGGGCTTGGACGCTGATGCGTTGCAGTCGAGCACCAAAGCCGCGGTGGCCGCCACCATTGGCGCAAGCCAAGGCCGTCTGGAGTTGCAAGCCAGAATCTTGGCTGAGGGCATGAAAAAGCTCTTCAAAGGTATTTTGTTCCTGATGACCACCCACCAAGACAAGCCGCGCATGGTGCGTTTACGCAATGAATGGGTGCAGATTGACCCGCGCGTGTGGAATGCCAATATGGATGTGACCGTCAATATTGGCTTGGGCAACGGTGACTCCAACGAGCGCATTCAGGCGTTGACCATGATTGCCGGCAAACAAGAGCAGATCATGCAGCAGTTTGGCTTGGACAATCCTGTGGTCACGCCATCCATGTACATCCGCACAATTCAGAAGATTGTTGAGATGTCTGGCGTAAAAGACGCATCCAGCTACTTTCAGGCGTTGCCTGCCGACTTCCAAATACCGCAGGCCGAAGCACCGAAACCGACACCCGAAGAAGTGTTGGCGCAAGTGCAGGCTCAATCAATCCAAGCCGACATCCAGAAGAAGGCTGCCGAGTTGGAATTGAAGCGCGAGCAGATGATCCGCGATGACGATTATCGAAGAGATCAATTGGCGCAAGACTTAATGCTCAAAAAATACGAACTTGAGTTAAAGTACGGCGCACAGATTAGCACTGCCGAGATCGATGCGCGGCAGGCTATGGATCGGGAGGCTATGGCGCAAGAGTCTGCAATCATCCAACAGGCTGTGCAGACAGCGGCGAATGTGCCTCCACCCATCAACCTTAATGGAATGGCTCAATGAACGAAGAACAGGTAAGAAAAGGCCGCAAGTCCGAGCAATTCATGCAGGACGAGGTATTTGCAGCGGCCATGGAGAAGATGCGCGGAGATTTGCTGTGGGAGTTTGAGAGCAGCAAGCCAGAAGAGGCGGCCAAGCGTGAAATTGTCTGGGCGCAGTTGCGTGCCATTGAGAATTTCAAAAACGAGTTGATCAAAATGATCGACAACGGCAAGGTGGCACAGCGTGCCATCGAACGCGCACAGAAAAATCTTGTTTAATTAAGGAAATAGACCAATGCAAACAGTAGCACCAACGCCAGCGGCGAGTGTTGTACAAGGTCCGATGAATATGGCTGAAGCAGCCGATGCACTTGCTGGGATGCTCCCCGATGAGGGACAAGAGGAGAACAGTGAGGCGCAGTTGCCCGAAGAGGGCGCGGCGGTAGATGAGGAATTGCTTTCTGACGCAGACGCGGATGGCGATGAAACTGATACCGAACAATCCGAGGAAGATGAGAATTCTGAAGAGGAAGAACAGCCACAAGTCTTCACCGTCAAGGTTGACGGTAAAGAAGTCGAGGTGACGCTGGACGAACTCCAAAAAGGTTACTCAAGGACACAGGATTACACACGCAAAACGCAGCAAATTGCCGAGGTGCGAAAGCACGCAGAGGCAGAGTTGCAGGCGGTGCGTGCCGAGCGTGAGCAATACGCTCATTTGTTGGGTGCTCTGGAGGCACAGGTTCAGCAGGCCGCGCAGCCAAACATTGATTGGGATCGTCTTTATCAGGATGACCCCATTGAGTGGATGAAGCAGCGCGAGTTGATGCGTGACAACCAAGAGAAGAACGCGGCCATCCAATCGGAAAAGCAGCGACTCTCTGAATTATCACAGCAAGAGCAGATGAAGCAACAACAACAGTTGTTTCAGCAGGAACAAGAGGCTTTGATGGCAGCGATCCCTGAGTGGAAAGACTCCAAAAAGGCTCAGGCTGAGAAGGCCATGCTTGTTCAATTCGGCCAGAAGGTTGGATTCTCTCCTGATGAACTGAAGAATGTTTTAGATCACAGGGCGGTTGTACTGTTGCGAAAAGCGGCTTTGTACGATCAGATGATGTCCAAGCGTGGGCAGATCAAGCCAGTGACAAACAACGGTCCTAAGCCTGCCAAGCCTGGCGCAGCGGGTAGAGTTTCCAACAATACAGAGGCATTGCGAGCACAACAGCGTCTTGCGAAAACTGGCCGTGTCGATGACGCGGCTGATGCAATCTTCAAACTCTTGAAATAAGGAAAAATCATGGCTATCGTTAGTAATACTTTCACCACCTACTCTGCAAAGGGTATTCGTGAAGACTTGAGCAATGTGATCACAAACATTTCTCCCGAAGAAACTCCCTACCAATCAAACATTGGCCGCGAAACCATCTCCAACACATTGTTTGAGTGGCAGACCGATGCACTGGCTGACGCCGCTGCAAACGCCCAGTTGGAAGGTGATGATGTTGCGTCTTTCGATTCAGTCACCGCGACTGTTCGTTTGACCAACTATGCCCAAATCAGCCGCAAAACCATCGTCTTATCAAATACTGAAGAAGTAGTAAATAAGGCAGGCAGACGATCAGAATTAGCATACCAAATAGCTAAGCGCGGCAGCGAGCTAAAGCGTGACCAAGAATTCATCATGCTGAATGGCGGTATTGCTGTTGCCGGTAACACCACCACTGCTCGCGTGACTGCTTCTTTGGGTGCGTTCATCAAGACCAACACCGACAAACAAACCAACGGCGTTGACCCCAGCTACACCACCCTGCCAAACAGTGCTCGCACTGACGGCAATGTGCGTACTTTCACTGAAACCATTCTCAAGAATGTGATTCAGAAAGTATGGGCTGCTGGCGGCACACCTAAGATTTTGATGGTTGGTCCTGTCAACAAACAGCGCGTGTCTGGTTTCTCTGGCATCGCTTCCCAGCGTTACAACATCAACGGTGGTGACCGTCCTGCCACTTTGATTGGCGCTGTTGACATCTATGTCAGCGACTTTGGCCAGGTTTCGGTTGTTCCCAACCGTTTCCAGCGCGAGCGCGATGCGTGGGTCATTGATCCTGAGTACGCAAAGATGGTTGTGTTGCGTCCTTATCAACAAGTTGAACTTGCCAAGACAGGTGACGCTGAGAAGCGTATGCTGTTGATCGAATTCGGCCACAAAGTGTTGGCTGAAAACGCTCACGGTCTGGCAGCAGACTTGATCACTTCTTAATCGACTGAGAGGAATGGGGGAGGAGAAATCCTCCCCTACTTACATGGAAAAACGATTTTTTGATGCAAACCCCGAAAAAGGGATCACACGCACATTTCACTACGATGAGGCGACTGATGAGGCAACGATTCAGACAACGCAAGACCTGACAGCGGTCATCGAGGCGAATAAACGCGACTTTGCCACCATTGACAACAAGGCAAATTGGAAGGGTGAATGGCATCATGTGGCCAGCATTCCTGAGTCCATTTACTTTCAGTTGAAGTCAGAGGGCAAGCTGGATGATCCGGAATATATGAAGCGTTGGCTCAACGACAGTGATAATCGATTTTTCAGAGTACGACCAGGTCAGGTATGAAATACATCGCAGTCTGCACACCAGCGCGTGATCAAGTCCACACCAATTACACCTACTGCATGGTCAATATGGTGGCGTACCATACGCTCAACACCACTGACGCTGTAAGCCTCAAGATTTTGCAAGGCACACTGATCCAGAATCAGCGTGCTGATTTGTGTCTGGACGCGATGCGCGAGGGTTGCAGCCATATTCTGTTCATTGACTCGGACATGACTTTCCCGCAAGACATGATTGGCCGGTTGCTGGCGCATGATGTGGACATTGTGGCTGCCAACTGCGCCAGACGCAGAATGCCCACAGGTCCAACGGCGCAGAATTACGATGAGAACGGCAAGCGCAAACCAGTGTTTTCGCTGCCTGAATCCACTGGTTTGGAGGAAGTCGGCTCTGTTGGCACTGGCGTGATGCTAATCAAGCGCGAAGTGTTTCAGGGAATGACAGAGCCATGGTTTGATATGCCATGGCAGTACGATAACCGAGGCTACATGGGCGAGGATGTGTTCTTCTGCAAGAAGGCTCAAGAACTTGGGTTCAAGGTGTATATTGACCATGATGTATCCAAGGAAATCGGACACATTGGCACTTTTGAATTCCGACATGAACACACTTGGATTGTCAAAGAACAGATGGAAAAAGAGGCAGTCTGATGGCTCTCACAACTTACACCGAACTCAAATCATCTCTGGCCGATTGGCTTAATCGGTCTGATCTGACCTCAGTGATTCCTGACTTCATCAGTCTGGCCGAGTCACAAATTGAGCGCCAGTTGCGTACACGACAGATGATTGTGCGTGCGACTGCCACCATTGATACAGAGTATGGCGCTGTGCCTGGTGATTTCTTGGAAACCAAGTCACTGAAACTCAACACAAATCCAGTGACCAATCTGACATTTCAGACCATTGATGCCTTGGACTCGCTCTCCAACACCACCTACTTGTCCAGCGGCAAACCGTTGTACTTCACCATTGTCGGAGGACAGATCAGGGTGCTGCCTATACCTGATGGCTCATATACCGCAGAGTTGGTCTACTACGCCAAGTTGACAAAGTTGTCATCGACTGTTGCCACCAACTGGCTGCTGACTCAAGCGCCTGATGTGTATTTGTATGGTGCATTATTGCAGGCTGCTCCTTACCTACAAGACGATGCGAGAATCCAAGTGTGGTCTAGCTTGTATCAGGTTGGGCTTGAACAGTTACAAATTGCCGATGATCGTGGCTCAACCTCTGGCGGCGCGTTGATGGCGCGTGCTAAGTCTTTTGGATAAGGAAAAGAGATGTCATCATTTACCGACTACACAGAAAATTTGGTGCTGAATTATTTATTCACTGCCAATTCTGTAACGCGCCCAACAGCTTGGTATATTGGATTGTTCACTTCCGCGCCATCTGACGCTGGTGGTGGCACTGAGGTTACCGGCAATGGCTATGCGCGTGTGGTTACAGGCACGCTGTCTGTTTCTGGTACTTCACCAACAAACTGCACCAATGACGCGGCCATCGAGTTTGCAGCGGCCTCTGGCGGCAATTGGGGGACGATCACACACATTGCCATTCTGACGGCCATCACATCAGGAACAATGCTTGGATGGGCTGCATTGACCACCAGCCGGACCATCAACGATGGCGACATCTTGCGTATCCCTGCTGGCGATTTAGATATCACATTGACTTAAAGGTTTTACTATGGCCTTGGTGCTTAAAGATAGGGTCAAAGAAACCTCAACAACAACAGGTACAGGTACATTCACCCTATTGGGTGCGTCTACTGGTTTTCAATCGTTTTCATCTATTGGTGACGGCAATACAACCTATTACGCAATCGCCTTGCAAGGCGGTTCTGAGTGGGAGGTTGGTATCGGTACTTACACACTGTCAGGCACAACGCTGGCCAGGACAGCCATACTGGCATCAAGCAATTCTGGTTCTGCTGTTAATTTCTCTGCGGGTACAAAAGAAGTGTTTGTCACTTACCCAGCAGGCCGGTCTGTGATTGGTGGAGAGGGTTACACCGAGAACGATATTGAAATCAATGTCAGTTCAACCATTAACACAGGCAGAAACGCTATGAGCGCAGGACCAGTATCTGTGGCTTCAGGTATTACGGTAACCGTTCCAACTGGTTCAGCTTGGACTGTGGTTTAAGGATAAAGAATGTCACAAGTAGCCATATCAGGAAATGCAAGCGGTACTGGAACGCTGACCATTTCCGCACCCAATACAAACAGCAATTACACGCTGACTTTGCCGACAGCGACAACAACATTTGTTGGAACAGATGCAACACAGACACTGACCAACAAAACAATTCAAGGTGGGGCAATTACCTCTGGTACTGCGGTTGCTTCTACATCAGGTACAAGCATTGACTTTAATAGCATCCCTGCGTGGGTGAAAAAAATTACTGTGATGTTTAGCGGGGTAAGTACAAACGGAACTTCACCTGTGCAAATTCAAATTGGCGCAGGGTCAATAACAGCGTCAGGTTATCTTGGTTCTGCTGGCGACATTGTTGGCGCTACTGCCGCAAACTTTACAACCGGATTTGGAACGCAAACTGGCGGGAACGCTGCTCATGTTAGGCAAGGAAGCATTGTCCTCACAAACATAACCAGTAATAGCTGGGTGGCGTCTGGCAATATTTCTTTGAGTAATGCGGGGCAATTGTTTTCAATGGCTGGAGCAGTTTCCCTCTCAGGAACCATAGACCGTGTACGCATCACCACTGTCAACGGCACTGACACCTTTGACGCTGGAACAGTAAACATTCTTTATGAAGGCTAAACCATGACACACAGAATCGTAGTAAATGTCCAAACAGGTGAAACCACACAAGTTGAGTACACACCTGAAGAACAAGCAGTGCATGATGCGGCAGTAGCGGCACAACAAGCAGAGGCAGAAGCTAAAGCATTGGCAGAGGCACAAGCATTGGCTGAAGTGGCACAACCTACGCCAGAGCAGGGAACAACCAATGGTAGCTAAACTTGATGGCACAAACGGACTGATTCAACAGTACGACTATCAAGCCCCATCAACGGGCTTTTCCTATACTTTTGCCGCTGGTGTGCAAGTATTGGTGATGCAACCCGCTGGAACATTGGCAACAGGCACAATCACAATGCCAGCATCCCCTGCGGATGGCATGACCATTACATTTAGTTCAACACAGACCATTACAGCATTGACTGTTCAAGGCAATACAGGTCAGAGCATTACTGGTCAACCAACTACTTTTGGCGCTGGTTCTGCGGCAACCTTTGTTTATCGTTTGTCAAATACAACTTGGTATCCAAACACTGCTAATGCAAATGGAACGCTGACAAACGCAACGCTTGTAACCCCAAACATCAATTCAGCGCAAGTTCCAACAATTTCAGGCACTGCGCCTTTGTATCTGGCAAGGGCTTGGGTTAATTTTAATGGAACTGGAACTGTTGCAATTAGGGCAAGTGGCAATGTGTCGAGTATTACAGACAACGGCACAGGTGACTACACAGTTAACTTTACAACTGCAATGTCAGATACAAATTATGCTGTTTTTATTGGCAAATCAACTGATGGAGATCAATTTATGGGTAGTGGAACAACTGGCCCAGCAGGACCAAGTGCTTTTACAACAACATCAATAAGAGTTTATCCTCAGCGAAACTCGGCTGGCTCTAATACCGATACATCAATTGCTTGTGTTTCAGTTTTTAGATAAGGACAACCATGACAACTCTAATTAGCGGAACAGCAGGAGTTACATTCCCCGCAGGAGGCGTAGGTAATCCTGCTGGTGCTGTTGTTGGTACGACTGACACACAGACACTGACAAACAAAACACTGACAAGCCCAACGCTGACAACACCAAATATTGATTCAGCGCAATTTGCTACTGTTTCAGGTACAGCACCAATTTATCCCTGTCGTGCTTGGGTAAACTTCAACGGCACAGGCACTGTGGCTATTCGTGCGAGCGGCAATGTGTCGAGTATTACAGACAATGGAACAGGTGACTATACGGTGAACTTTACGACTGCGATGCCAGATGCGAATTATTGTTTTACTGCTGTTGGAGGGTTAAAAGCTGAAACATTTGGCATGCCGTTACAAAGTAATGCCGCCAATTCAAGAGTTGCAGGGTCATTAAGATTTTGTACTGCATCCCCAGCAGATACAAACCAAGACGCTACTTGGGTAAATGCAACATTTTTCCGTTAATTAGGAGCAAACATGAACCAACGAATCATATTTCCAACTGACGATGGCGTAGCCATCATTGTTCCAGCACCTGAGTGCGGTTTAACCATTGAGGAAATTGCCGCCAAGGATGTTCCCGCTGGCAAACCTTACAAGATTGTGGATGTCGCTGACATTCCAACAGACCGAACATTCCGCAACGCATGGGAGTTTTCAGAATGATTACCATCAACATCGACAAAGCCAAGGGCATTGCCCATGACAAGCGCAGAGAAGCAAGGTCTGCTGAGTTTGCGCCTTTGGACATCAAGGCAACCATTCCCTCCGAGGCAACAGCGGCAGAAGCGGCAAGGCAAGCTGTGCGTGAGAAGTATGCGGCTATGCAGACTGCCATTGATTCAGCATCCACGGTTGACGAGATCAAAGCGGCAATGCCATGACCCCAGAGTTACAACGATAGAAAGATAAAAAGTGTTTGGCTTTTCAGCATTTTCAGCAGCGCCTATATCCAGCTTGTCTGGAGGCGTTGTCTATGACGGTGCGGCCACCATTGCATCCACCAGCGCGGCATCTTGCTACGCCATCAGATATGCATTTGGCGGGGCCACTATTGTTGGGGTGAGTACGGTATCTGCCAGCGGCGTTAGGTACGCATTTGGCGCTGCTCAGATCAATGCTGTTTCTGACATAACTTCATCTGCCAACAGAATATATTACGCGGCATCAAGCATTGATGGCGTTTCAGCATTGAGCGCCAATGCCGTGCGTTATGGAATTGGCGCTTTCACGATAACTGCGAATTCCGAACTGTTCGCAAATGCCATATATAAATGGAATAATGAGCCTGATGTCGCAGAGGTCTGGACAAGTCAGGATGACACTGCTGAAACATGGACTCAGGTTGCAGACACTAATGAGAGTTGGACTGCTCAAAATGACACATCAGAGACTTGGACTGCGGTGGCTGACACTGCTGAAACTTGGACGCAAACTTTACATTGAGGTGAAATATGGCTGATACCACAACGACAAACCTTGGGCTTGTTAAGCCAGAGGTAGGAGCGTCTTCTGATACTTGGGGGACTAAGATCAATACAGACATGGACACCATTGATGCGTTGTTTGATACTGGTGCATATCTGAAGGTTGCCAAAGGTGGTACAGGCGTTGGCACAATGGCAAATCTTGCCATTGAGGTTGGTAAGTTGCTGTATCCAGTTGGCTCTTTATATTACAACTCATCTGTGACCACAAACCCTGCCACACTGCTTGGCTTTGGCACATGGACTGCCTTTGGCGCAGGACGCGTACCTGTTGGCTATAACGCAAGCAACGCGCTGTTTGATGCGCTTGAAGAAACTGGTGGTAGTGCAGATGCAATTACTGTCAGTCACACCCACACAGCAACAGTTACAGACCCTGGTCACTTGCATACACAAACAGAATACAACCAGCCAGGAATTGGTAATGCTGGCGGTGGTGGTGCAAGGGTTAGTGCTGTGTCAGCAAATACTGGTAGTGCCACTACTGGCATCACTGTTTCAAACAGCACCACTGGTTCAAGTGGCACAAATGCTAACTACCCGCCGTATATCACGGTGGCAGTTTGGAAGCGCACAGTATGAGCGAAGTAGAAAAGGAGTTTGCCGTGCATGAAGCTGTTTGCGCCGAAAGGTATACCGCCATTGAGAAAGCCTTTACTGAAGGCGACAAGCGCATGACTCGCATTGAGTATCTGCTTTATGTGGTGATTGGCGCGGTGCTATTAGGACCAGGCTTTGTCGGCGTAATTATCAGCAAACTGATAGGCGAGTGAAATTGATCCGATCAGCATCCTTTTTGCAGCAAGCGCCTGTGTTAAGGGTATTAATGAACTTTGTACTTTGTACAAAGAAAGCAAAACCAATTTCCTTGAAGTTAAAAGCACAGTCGAGGAAATTGTTGGAGATGCAAAGGCTGTTCAGTCTTGGTGGCAAAAGTTGTTTGGCGCAAAGCCAGCCGCAAGCACAAAGTCTGTGGCGAAAAAGAAAAAAGAGAAATTTGTTGCCTATGATGAAACTCAGGCAATGGCTGATATTGTCAAAGAACTTAGTAAATTCTGGGCCTTGCAGGATCAGTTAACTGAATATTTGAGGGTTGAGGAGGAGAAGTCTAAAGTCTACGATCCAAGTATCAGCAACGCTCAAATGATGGAAAGCGCCATGAATCGTGTCATGTGCCGCCAGCAGATGGAAGAACTCTCAACAACCATTAGAGAGATCATGGTTTATCAAACGCCTGGCCTTGCTGATCTCTACTCGCAGACTTACGCAATGCGCGAAGTCATCTCAGAGGAACAGGAAAAGGCTAGACTCAAGGAGGAAGCAAAAAAGCGGGAAGCGGCATGGCTACACAGGCAAGAGGAAAGAAACCTGCAAGCAAAGCTGGCAGCAGTGGTAGCGACTTCTATATTCCTCCTGTACCTGTGGCTGTGGCTGTGGTTCGTAAGTCATTGGGGGAAGAGATGATTGCCTGGATATCCTGCTGTGTGTTGATAGCCCTCTTGTTGCCATTGATGGGCATTTTGTATCTGGATGTGCTGGAAACAAAGAACGAGGCCAAGGCACAGATTGAAAAAGTGGAAAAGTTAAGACGCGAGATTGAGCAAAAGGAAAGGAAAAAAGATGAGTAAGCAGCTTGAGAAAGATTCTGAGTACAACAAGTTTGACACCGACCATGATGGCGTTGTCACTGACGCTGAACTGTCCCGATCTGAGCGCATGATCACCATCGAGAACATGGACAAGATGGCCGATCAACAGCGCATCATGGC